GTCGCAAGAAGTCCTTTCTTAAAGTTGAAAATAATGTTTTGCGTTCCATGGATGAGTTAACAGAGAAAGCAGGTAGATTGATACAGGGTGCTTCACCTGAATATATTAGATTATTGGGACCTTGGTTTCAACGTCTACAGAATTATGTTAAACGCGATTTAAACAAGAATAATTTCATGTGTTTTACTTCTGGTGTTTCTACACATGATTGTGCCACACTACTAACTAGTGTTAATGGTGTTGTAGTAGAGAATGATGTCTCTGCTTGGGATGCATCTTTAGATATACTATTTGCTGAGTTAGAGTACTGGTTTGTTGTTAAAATGAAGGCCCCGATTGCTATACAACAATACATGCAAAAGAATGTGATCAAAATTGGCGTCACATTTTTTGGTTTTAAATATAAAGTTAATGGGATACGTGCTTCAGGTGAGCCTTTCACGTCTTTATTTAATTCCTTGTGGAATTTGTGTATCCATTTGTTTATATTCTGCAGAGTCACAGGTCACACAATTGCAGAGTCACGTTTGCTTATACGTGGTTTGTTTCAAGGTGATGATTGTGCCATGATGGTGCCTAAGGGTCTTAATATTAACTGGAGGGCTTGGTTTCTCCTTTTTGGATTTAAGTGTAAGGCAGTTATACGTGATGATTACAGGGACGTTGAATTTTGTTCAATGAGGCTTTATCCTGTAGTAGAAGGTTGGTGTTTTGGACCCAAAATTGGTAAAGTTTTTTCAAAGATTGGTTATTTTGTGAATCCACCAATCAATATTGATCCACACGTTTTATTAAAAGGGGTTTGTCTTGGTATGATACCAAATTGTAGTTTCATACGCCCTTTTGAAGTGTATTTTAGACACTTATTAAACAGATTGCATCACGTTGATGCTAAGGCCACTAGGCAAGAGGAGTGGCAAATGCGTTTCTCATCATGTACTGAGAACGACCAAACTAGATTGGCCATTGAACGTCACTATGATCTGACTCCTAATTTGTGTGAGAGCTTGCAATCAGAAATAGATAAAACTGAATTGGGCTGTAACTCAATAGGGCCAGTGTTTAGGTACGTTTGTGACAAAGATACGGGTGGAAGAGCATTTTTACATTAGTACATTCCCACATGAGTGTGGTTTCTACTTAGCACGTAGTTAGATTATATATTAGGATCAAAAATATGTTGGGGAGCTCTCTTAGGATCGGTTAGAGTATTAGAGTGGAACCAGTTAGTTAGAAAATTGATTGAACACCAATTAGTATAGATTTTTCAATATATAATATTATAATGCTGACCCTATTCAATGGGATTTTTGTAAAATATCCACCCCGCTTAATGCCTGTGGTGGTTTAGAATCTAATAGCAGTACCATTGGATCGAACTGTTGAATTTAAAAATGATGAAT